TCAGAACCGGATGGTCACGGTGAGATCTCGCGGCGGGGTCCCGCTGCCGGCGGGCGGTACCGAGAGAACGTCCAGATGAAGTAGCGCGCCTGCCGGAAGGGGCGGCATATTGAATCCACTCACGACGTTGGAAATGGTTTCTCCGGCGGGTATCGTTAAGCGGCAGTAGACATCGTTTCCTTGGCGCAATTGTAGTTCCATCGGTCCTCCCAAGGGAGCATCACCGACCACAGCGAATATGTCTCGCACGGCTCGCGCCTCCTCAACAACCAGCGGTGGCGCAATGTTGGACTGTATCGCCGGATAGCCCTGTACCTGGATGGTCATTTGCCCTCCGGAGAGAGTCCTCAGTCCTCGGTCGGTTGTATTGGTGAAACAAAGCTGCGCCGGTTCACTCTCGCCTTGCATGTTGGTTACGGAAAGCTCCGCGCAGGCAATACGCACGTTCGGAATCGATATCGTGAAGCAGTGGTGGCCGCTCGCCGGGCTGCCAAAGAAGTCTCGCGGGAAAGGCAATATGTAAACCTTCTCCTGAAGGTGAAAAACCGGAGAGCCGGACTCGTGCGCCGCAGCTACGCTGCCTCGAACGCCTCTCTTTACTCGGTAGGTCGAACCGTTCTCCAGTTTATCTTCAATTTCCATCACCTCAGAATCGACCTGAATTAAGCTGCCAGGCGTGCCTTCTCCGCCAGGGAAAATCTTGATCAGTGTGTCTTCCGCTCCGGTGGCTTGCGAAAGCAATATCTGAGACGGGCTAGCCAGCTCAGGCCAGTAATGTAGTTTTAGCGTTCCCGCCGTTGCCGTCCTCGTGTTGGTCAAATCCTCAAAGCCGATGTTCATCAGTTCAACTGATCCGCGCCCGGTTGGCGCCAGGCCGAACACAGGCTTGGGAGGGGGCTCTAAGTCGACCGGTGCTGCTCCGCCTCCGCCCAGCCGCCAGCGTGTTACGGGTGAAAGCTCGTAGGCGCACTCCTTGTCACTAACGTTAGCCGCACGCCCGCAAATGTGAACGGTTGCCCCGACACGATACGGCAACTCAAACTGCACATAATTGCTTCGCGCCAGTGCTCCAAAACGCCAGCTTGGCTCTGCAACCACATATTTGCTGGTTTCATCTGGCTCAACATCCCACCGCGGAGCGATCTCAAGCGTGGTTGCACTATTGGTGATAACTGTACGTTCCTGTCCTTTGCCTTTGCCTTTGTGTATGCGGACCACAGTTCCGCGCAGGCTGTTTTCGGGTAGCTGCTGGTTCTCATTGCCTATGGTCGTTGCCGAGTGAATTGTGGCCGCCCTTTCCGGTTCCAGTTCCATCCGCCAGTAGAAGTTGGCATGATCGTAATTCTCATCCGGAGGCCCGCTGAGCACGGCCGGCAGTCCGGTGTCGGTGAAGGAATTTGACGGGACCTGACCCACTGCAATTTGCTGCATCTCAACCGGGTTCCGTCCCCGGTAGACATTAAATGACTGTGTGCCGGGGGCAAAACTCAGCCCCCTCAGTTGAACCTGATTAGTGTTGCTGCCGGGGGGAATGACTGCCCGGGCCAGAAAAGAAAGAGGGCTTTCACCGCCGTCCTCTCCTACGGCGCTGATGCCGTAATACAGTGTTTGCCCACCCGCAAGCGTGCCTCCCTCGCTCGATACTGCGGGAGAGAGGCTTAGCAAGGGAATCCCTACGCTAGAAACCGACGGCATTCTCGGGCTGCCGAATCCAACCCGTAAGCTCAGCAAAGGCTGCCCGTCAGCGCCTGTGACAGATGTCTCCTCGACGGTGAACAGCTGATCCCCATCTTCATCCAATGTAGCGCCTAGTAGTGGTCTGGGCAGGCCGATTTCACTGTTTCGTTGGCGCCTTACCCCCTGTCCGCTTCCGTTCGCGTCATCTGTGTACCAAGCATCGTCATGGATCTGCGCGGTTATAAATACAGTTCGGTAGTTCAACCCCGGTGCTGTGCTCTTAATGCGAAAAGGTTGTCTGAGCAAGCCGGCTTTCAGGTAGCTGATTGTGATTATGTCGCCCGGCTTCAATCCGACACCCCGCACGCTGGTCTCGAATTCCGCATAAAAATTGCCTTTTATCGACTTGTTCAGCTCAAGCTGAATTATTCGGCTGGCCTGGTGAAAATTTGGAATACCCAGCGCGTTCAGCGGGCCACTTATTTCTTGCCCCGTTCGTAACACATCTTCCACGTCAACCAGCGAGAGGCTGTCCTGTTGGTACTCATTGAATTCATCCTGAAACTCTAAGCTGAACCGGTTCGGAGCATCGGCCGCAGTGCGGCTCCAGAATCGAATCGATGGTTCGCCGTTTGTTTTCCGCAATATTCCGGAAAACCCGAGTGTGCCGTCGCCGAACTCATAGGCCGGCCAGCCTCCATTCAGCGGTTCACGACTGTTGCTCCCGGATGGTTTCGACGGCTGCTGCAAAGCCAGCGTGTTTTCGCAGCATAATTGAATTTTTCCCGAATCGCTTTGGCGCAAAAAAAGTCTGCTCCCGGCCCGTATTCCCCTTAGTATTTCTGCCGCGCTTCTTCTTCGCCGCAAGACCAGGTTGCACTGGAAGCGCGGTATCAAGACCGGGTTCCCATGCAAATCGCTTGCCGTCACTGGCTGGGCGCAGTACGCGGCAGCTTCAGCAAAGCTGCGTAAGTCGATATCTTCCGTATGCCACCCTGTCCGGCGCAGTATATCCAGGATCACCCACGCCGGATTGTTATCGTATGCGTCTCCAAGGTAAGTACCATCGGCGCTGTAGCGGGCTACGCGAAGACCGCGAATCAGAACTTGCACTTTGGGTAACCCAAGTCCATCATGGATGCGGTTCGGCACCACCACCGAGAGCAGCGCCATGCTGCCGTATGGATCGCCGGAAGGATTTCCATTCTCGTCCTTGAAATTCGGGTTAAACTCGCCTGTGCGGGTGCCGTAGGTCACTACCTCGTACCATCCGGTGGCCGTCATGTTTTCATCGGTTCTTCCTGCGGGGATCTCGATTTCGTTGACTACCACCCGCAACACTTCCTCGATCTCCCCCATACCCAGAAGAACTTCCATACGTGTCAGGTTTCCGTCATTCCGCGCAAAGACTATAGGTGGAGCATACCAGGCCGTTCCGTAAACCACAGGTACAAAGTCGTTGTACCGGGCTTCATTCTCGACCAATGCTGAAACATGGTATGAGCGCTCACCATGAGTCCGCACATATATGGAAGGAGGAATATACTCCACCCCGCCGAACCTTCGAGTTGGTCTGCCGGAGGAGTCTCGGTCGAACATGCCTCTTTGTTGGCAACCGGCTCGTGTATAGTCACACCAAGTGAATGGCGCTTCACCGTTCAAATTGCCCGCTCCGCCCTCCACATCGGGCGAATATCCGCAGCGATAAAACGGTGTATATTTTTCTTCCGTGTCCTCCCTCGCAGCCTGTTGGCGTTGATCTGCGGACGCCGGAAATTTCCAGGGACAACGCCGCTGAATTCGAACCTCTGGAAGCAACACCCGCAGCAGATTTGTTTTGCTGGTGATCGGCAACAACAATGTTTTTTCTGTTATTTCCTCGGGGTTGTCGGCCACACCGCGTAGTATCACCGTTTCTTCCGAGGCCGGCGCATTGTTCTTGAGATCATAAAATAGAAACCGGACTGTAACTTTTGCGCCTTTAAAGCCCTGAGTTCTTTCAAGCTGTGAGCAGTAGGAATCGGCGTCGGCCAGAGTTACTTTCACTCGGGACAGACTATCGATGCCATTTTCGGCATCCAGGCGCATCTCCCACAGATTATGCCCGAGAACTCGCGGTTCATAGCTTTGTCCCCCGACTTCTACTCTGTGCGTGCACCACCGTTCGACTGCGCCTGAAGCGAACTCCACGGTGAAAAGGAAAACCGGCGTTTCGGTTATGCTTCTTTCTTTAAGCTCGACGATGGTGGTCATGTTTCACCTAGATGCTCAGCGGCGCGACAATACGAACTTTTGTGCTGCTCTGCGCTGGACCTTTGGTTGTTATTTCAAGTGAATCTTGGTCAAAACGGGCGCCCGTATGTACGCCGCAATACGTAGTCGTTTTGCGGTATTGAGATGGCGCAGGTTGAGCTTCTGCCTGCACGCCGTAGATTTCCACGCATGCTCCGGCTGGTAAACTTAGTCCAAAAGAAACACTTTCCGATTCGGTGGTTCCTGCGCCGGATAGCACAAACCTCCTCCAGTGCGGCGAAGTCTGGAAACTCTTTTGTTGCCTCTCCCCATTTGATTCTCGGTAGAGAGTAATCTCATGATTGGCGGCGCTCCGTATATATGCGCTGAATGCATAGTGGTACCGTCCTGGCGCAGTAATAACTTGATAAATGCTTTGATTTGCCGATCCGTTATTTGTCAAACTGGCTGCTGCCGTGCCCCCCATCGGGTCGGGAAGGCTATTGCTGATCATTATCGTCGGCGATTTTATCCAGACGGGCGATTTCAGATCCTCACTCCACCGCAACAGGTTATCGGCAGGATCTAGAAACAAGAACTCATTTAAGCGCCCTTCCGCAGCCTTGAAAAAAGCCTCGAGCCTGAACCGTTCCGTGTCGTCCAACGCCTCAAAAGAAAGCTCCCAAATAATTTGAGCGGCTCCGAGGTCTAGCCCATCCACAATTGCGCCGCTCGGTAGCGTGCTACGCACAGTACGGTAGTGCCTTCTCTTTACTAATGGGTATTGGGCCACCGCACCGCTTGAAAGTTGAGGGAAGATCAGCATGCTAATACCTTTTCTCCTCGATCACCAGCAAAGCTCTACCCCGCTCGAGGTCGCTGCTTTCGGTTATGGGAGAATCCTCAGCCAGTCCACAGCGGTTATAAACGGTCCCCTCCCAAGGGTCGGTGAACGAAAACTCTCCGAAACGGCCTTCCACACTGGCAATGAAATTTTCCAGTGCGGCCATTTCTTCTTCGTCCAGCAAGTCCAAACGGACGGCCCATCGTCTTGCCGGTGCGGCATACTCGCGGAAACGCTGCTCGCTTCCGTCGATAAACTTAAGTACACAGGTCTTGTAGTCAAGCGCCCGCGTTGCCGGATATTGGAAAATGGCGCCTGTTTTCAGTGTCGGAAAGCTATTCATTTCACAACTCACCCAGCACATCGCCCAGCGAGTGGGAATTGAGCAGGGCCTCCCTGACCGCTCTGGCTATCTCATCGCTATGCTCCAAAAAGGACCGGCTATCCAATGCTTGTACCTGCACCGTGATCGAGGGGGCGTATGTAATGCCCTGCTTTGCCTGAGCGCCGTCTGCGCCCGCTGTCCCGCTTGAAGTCCTCTCAGTAAGTGGCCCTAGAGGCGCTGTGGCTAGGAGACGCGGCAGCCCTGACTGGTCGTAGTCAATGCCCAGCACAGGCATGCCTGCTCGGGTCGGCATGGCGCCGGTAAAGTGAATTGATTTAGAGGGAACATACTTTGAAAGCTCAACTTCGTCAGCTTCGTCTCGTTTGTCGCCGAAAAGGAGTCCTGCGAACCAGGAGAAGATGGGCCCCAGCGTCAAGCCGCTGGCTAGGTTCCGTACGGTGCCGGCGACAATGGCTTGCGCAGCTGATTTTATGTTCCCTGCGCTTACCGTGCCGCTACTTGCAGTCTGTGCTTGTTGCAGGGGAATGTTGATCAGGGAAGTCAGTCCATTTGTAATCCGGCCGGGACCGATTATAGATTCGTCAAGTTCCGATAGCCGAACTGTCTTGAGCAATGATTGCAGAGAACTGCTCTGCGCTAATTTTCCGGCAGCGTCAAGAAGTTCGCGGTAACTGTCTTCAATCTCGTTCATCGGTACAGCTCCTCTCCCTTATGAGCAATTCCTCCAGCGTGACAATAGCATCCCAATCTTTGGCGCTAAGATCGTACAGGCTCAAACCCCCGAGCTTCCAAGCCTGGAACAACTCCAGCCAGGCTAGGCTCTGTGCTGTGATCAGCGACTTGGGGCAGCGCGTTACAGCGATTTCTTTTCGCACCCAGACGGGCCGCTCCTGCTCCGGTTCTGAATCCGGCAGGAACGCACAGTGTCTTTTCTTTGCCAAGCCCATCTTTCGGCAGTTCTCGCACTTCCACTTGGCCTGGTCGATAAATTGAAAGTGGAAGGCGAGAATCAGTTTTTTCTTTCCGATTCGCTCAATCCGGCCTCCCCCTTAATGGCCGTCGTTATCTCCCGCGCCAAATCTTCCGGGCCTTCACTGGCTAAGCGCTCGGCGGTTGCCTCTTTTCCGTCGATTAGCAATCCTTCTATTTCAACCAGCCCCCACAGAAGATATGCTTTCTCAAGTTCAGTTGCTAGCTGCGCAGCCTCTAGGTTTTCTTGGGGCTCTTTGCCGCTTTGTGTAAACTCAACCCGGCGCAGGAGATCCCCCAGGCTCCGCATCAGCTCAATGCGGCGATCGAGGGACATTCGCCGAATTGTAAAGCTTATCTCTGGATAAATTTCTGATTTTTTCCGAACGTAACTTTCATAATTCGTGAACCTAGCCAAACGCCACCACCATTTCATCATCGCCGGTGCCTTGCGCACGACATCCCTGAAAATGCCATTGAAGGCGAGTCTCGCTATCGTCATATTGAGGAACCTCCGGTATTACGCTTTTTAAGTAAACTCCGCACAACTGACCGCTCTGTTGCCCAAGCTGCAACATCACTTCAATGGGCGACCTATCGCGTGCAGCTTTATATAAAGACTGGCTGCCTGTATCGGCGCTCCCGTAAAGCGAGAGATCGACGGTTACTGTCCTCCTTCCTGCAACCAGACACCGGGGTAGCGCCGAGCCGAATTCTTTAGCGCGTAATTCAAGGTTGTTGTCCAAACTCACTCGGGCATCTGTGACCGTGAAAAATTGTTCCGAAATCGCACCCAGCCAAGCCTGGCCCAAATGCCCTGGTATAAGGCTGTAGTTGTAGCCGTTAACTGTTGGCTCCGCGGGAAAGTTGCTGAGCTGGCCCTGCCCCTCGGTAAAACTGCAATTATCAATTAAATCCATGGCTGCGCCACGAAATCTGAACTCGTGATAGTCTCCGTTTACTCGCAAATCCAGCTTGTCAATGCCGGCCCCGCAAAGTATTCGCTGAATGGCTTCCGCAGGGCTCCAGTAGTCAAAAATGCTTGCGCTTTTGAGAACTGGTCCAGGAAAGTAGGTGATTGCTGGTCCGATAGGCGAACCTTCGCTCGGGGTCAGTGTGAAAGCCGCGTTAAGTAACACGGTGTTATCATCGACAATCGCTTGCACAAACCGGATCTCCCCGCCGAAGGTCACTGCCTGCCCGGGCTCTAGCCCGTGTGGTTGACTCAGCACTAAAGTCCGGCCGGTTGATCCCACTCCTGCTGTGCCGCCGGCATAGAGCCGCGTGTCGCCACCTAGGGCCGCTTTAAAAAGTGCGCCGTAGCCCGTTTCGAGTGACTGCGGGTCGAGGCCGGTCATGTATGTGCGCAACTCGAATTCCGTATACCTTCTCGTATTCGGAGGCAGGCCAAGAAATGTTCGTGTGCCGGTTTTGTCTCGGCGCAGCGGCTTTTCAAACTCCTGCTTGATGCTGAGTTTCACTCCCGGAAATCTGTTCTCCGGACCGATCATAGGCGTGGCGCCGTAGGTTGCTTCCAGCGCTACATAGAACCTGTTATTGTTTGATGCTATATAGCAGGACATCCTTTCCTCCTTTTGGTTTAGCCTGCGCTCACGTCCACCTCGAGCGAGACTTTTGCTGTTTGGATGAAGTTTTTTCCCCCATGCTTAACCGGCCCGAACGAGACCTCATATGCCCCTGCGTAAAATGCTCCATTTCCCCAGTCACCTCGCCGCGAATCTAGCACGCTGGTGACTGCCTCCACGTAGAAATCCAGCATTTTGCCGAGCTCCTCCAGCCGGTCATGTGAAACTCGTACTTCGATTACCAGCCGCGCCTTTCCGCTAAATGCTCGGAATTTTTCTCGCAACTCGTTTGTTAGTTTTTCGCAATAAACATATACCGCCGGATATTGAACGCCGGCAGTTCTGTCGGCTAGTTCATGACTGATGCTCTGGGCCAGAACCACAGGCGAAGCAGCTGGGCTTCCAAGTTCGGCACGCGTTCCGACGGCGTATGGTAGCCCCCCCGCTCCTGCTAGCATTTCAGCCAGTCTGCCTGTCAGTGCTCTCGTCACCTGCGCCATCACTTCACCCCCGCCGGAGTAGCCTTTCAGGCCGTATGTAGTAACTTGGCGATTGTCCGTCGCCGGCTGCCTCCCCATCAGTTCTTAAGCCGCTTGCGGGCATATCCCACCGTTCGGTTAGCCCAAGTGGAAAGGTGTTTTGTAGCAGGGTGGTTTCACTGCCGTAACTTGCGTATAGATTCCACCCCACTATGCCCTGTGGGGCCGTAGGAGCCACAACTGTTGGGATCAGCCCTTCGGTAACTTCTACTACCTTGAGATCACTGGGACAACCTTCGGCTCCGCTTACCCCGACCCAGGAAATCCGAAACCAGTAAGTGCCCGGCGCGCTTTCGCCGGCCTGTAGGTCTACTACCGGAGGTTGAGCCTTAGGCACAGGGGTGTCAACCATTCCCACGCCCAGTTTCAGCAGGTTGTCGTAGGCCCACTTTGACAGCCGCTCATATTCTTTCCACTTTTTCTCGTAGCGGTCGTTCAGTTGGCTGTGGTAACCATCCCGGTAGACCAGTGCCAGGCTGTGAAAGACGTGCCACAATTTCAAAGCAGGCGTGACCACCACTTTGTGGAGGTCTTCCGGCGCATCTCGGAACATTTTGGCGCTTAGCTCAATCACCAGTTCCTGCTGAGCCAGTTCCAGCTTGCGCGTCAGATCGATCTTTTCCGTGGCCGCCAGCTCGTAAATCGAGCTTTCGTAACCTCTGAGATCTTCCAGGCTGGATATTGTTCCATCAGTAAGTAGCGCCATTTCTCGCCGCCTTAGAATTGAGCGGCCGGAATCTTTTGCTTCGGCCGGCTTTTTTCTTCCGTCCACTCAGGTACAACTGTGACCTGGATTCTGTTTGCCATAGCTGCACGCTCGGCTGCCCGCCGTGCTGCTTCGGCTTTGGCATTGTACTCGCTGACTTCCTCCGCAGTAGCCAGCCGTGCGGCGCCATCGACGATGAGCTTGGCGGCGATGTCACGAGGAACTTCGGTCAGCACACCGGCTCTCCCGCCGTCCTGTGTTTCTAAACTTGACACCACCACCGGACCCTCAGGCAGGCTCTCTTCCGTTTGACGCAGTTTTTGATAGTATGCTTTTAGCTTCATAGTCACCCTCCTGGAAAATGGGCCCCGGCCCTCGTTTCACCGGGGCCCTCATTGTTGCTGCAGCTTATGTGTTGACCTGCACGCCGAAGGAGTTCCGAAGAACGCCTACGCCGTAAAGAACGTCCACTGTGAACTGCTGGGCCAGTGTGTTCGGTTGGTAGCTCATCACCACCCGCATTCCGAAATTGCCCATCTCGGCGTATTCAGCAATCGCGCCTGTGCCGGGCAGAGGTTGCGGCAGACGGCGAATCACAAGCCCGATCGCGCTGCGCGCAAACGCCAGGTTGTGCGTGGCTACCGGGGCACTGCCGGTCTTTTTGACAAACTGAGACCGGAACACGTAGAAGTCTTTGATCTTTCCGACCGTACCTTCCACCAAGGCCCGCAGCCCCGCTTCCCCTGCAGTCTGGAATTCGCTGAACCGCGGAATCTGCCGCAACTGTGAGTAAGTGGCTGAATCGACCACCAGGTATTTCGGCTCACTGGCGGGAACCTTGGCCTCGAACAGCGTGGTCTCCGCCTGGTCGATTGTGGCTTCGGTAATCGGTACGCCACTGGTCCCCACCGGTGTGTTGGCTGTAAAGCTGGCGTAAAGCCCCAGCAGATCGCTCTCTATCTTCTCCGCCAAGGCTACCAGCGCCGGCTGCATGTAGAGCTTGAGAAGGTCGGGTACAGCCAGCACCTTGGTCACGTCTGGAATCTGGAATGTGGCCTCAGCGTGGGTGTTAAGCACAATCTGAGCATTGCCCAGGCTCGGATTCTGCGTCTGGACTGTGCCGCCTTCGGCTAGGTTGTTCGCCACCAGCACGGGCGGAATCGGCACGTTCACCGTATCTCCTGCCTGTGCTAGCGTCGGCTCAAAATCGCGATTGACCAGGTTACCCATGACAAGGTTCCCCATCAGGACGGGCAAAGCATCGACCGCCACCAGTTTGACAATCGCGTTGGCTACGTTGGTTGACGTTACTGCTGCCATCTAGTTCTTCCTTTCTTAAAAGTTTTTGCCTCTGAGGGCGTTTTTGCTCCCGCGCCGCTGTGCCTCTTATTGCCCGCCCAGCGTCTGGGAAGCGATCTTGGCCACCTCCTGACGAACTCGTTCCAGTTCCTCAGGATTCATCCCGGGTCGGATCTTGTCCAAATCAATAGCTGGACCGGACTGCGGAGCCAGTCGCTGACCGGCGCCGACGCCTGATCCACCCAGGTTTCTGGCGGGCAGAAATTCCGGATTTTCCGCCACAAATTGCTTGAGATAATCCCGCAGGCTGAGTGTCCCGTTTTCGCTCGTAGCCACCAGACGTCCGTCTTCGGTGCGCTTGACGTCGTCTTTTATGGCTTTGTAAGCCAGGTCCACCTTAACCACGCCCAGCCTTTGTAGCTCGGCGCGGATTAGGGCATTACGCTCCGCTTCTTCAGCTATCTGGCGGTTGCGTTCGTTCTCCTGTACCAGCTCATTCAAACGGCGCTCAAGCTGCTCGCGCCGCCGCCGTTCTTCAGCCAGTTCGCTTTTGTAGGCCGGTTCGGTTTTCATGCTTTCCTGCCGCTTGTATTCCGCAATTGCCTCGCGAATTATCGTGCGTATGTCGGGTATCCCCTCTGTTGTGTTTTCAACTGTTTCTCTTGGTTTTTCCTCCATGCCTCATCTCCTTGTCTCCGGCGTTGCCGTCAACCTCGTTCACACCACTCGTCCAGTTCTTGGACGATTTGATCTTTGGTTTCCTGTCGGGCGTCGCAAAGATACTTCAATGCCAGCTTGCGAAGGACATGCTTTCGCAATGTTTTTGAGCCGTTAGCCAGTTCGAGCAACCTGCTGGCATCCTCCAGCTCCCCGTTGAAATCGCCGATATCGAATTCATCCAGCCCGGAGACTTCCACCGTGATCCCGTCTTCCCGGGCTGCTTCTATTGCGCCCAGCACGCGCTTCATGTTGTCTTTGACTGCGTCTCCGTAGGCTCGCAGCACCTCTTGTGTGATCGTGTAGTCTCTTTGCTTACTTATTCCGGATTGCGCCGTGCCGCCTGAAAGCGTTCCGCCGGCCTGCGTCAACAGGTAGCAGACTCGGTAGATTTCCTCTTTGAGGCGATTGAGATTCTCGGCCGCAATCTGATACACCTTTCCTTCCGGCTCAGTCCAGCCGAAGCGGTCTTCCGGCCCAAGCTGTATGTAGTACGAATCGCCGACCATCTGATCCCACTCGCGGTCCGAGTAAATCACTGGCGAGGCGAACAAGCCCATGGTCAGCGCCCAGGAAAGCGCATTTGATTTGTTGAAATGTTCTATTTGCAGCGATGCGGCTTTGTTAGTGAGCCACAAGCCTTCGCTGATGCGAAACGGGAAGAGTGGAACCTTGCCGAGCTTAGCCAGGCCGTGCCGCCCGTGCGCTACCAGACGTGGCTGGCCGTTGTGCTGGGAGGTCTCAGTGCGCTCGTATGTCTTGTATTCTTCTTTGTCGAAGTAGATCCAGCGTGTTTCTTTGATCCAGGCGCTGCTGCCCGGCTCGTCCTGCCTCAAGCCTGAGGTCCTGATTACCACCCACTCGAAGTTTCCGCGCTCGTCGTAGCGCCAGTTGATGACTTCCTGGGGACTGCAATCCACCAGGTAAGCTCGCGCTTGCCCTAGGGCTTCCTCTTCTGCCCGGTTTGCCGCTGGCCGGTCTGAACGCGGGAAGTCGACCAGAACGTAGGCGGTGCCGCACACCAGCGCCTCAACCAGGACTCGCCGGTAGAAGTCGGAAAGGCACGATCCGCGCAGATCGCAGTCCTCTACAAATTCGCTGTAGAAGGCCTTTGCCGTTTCGTTGGCGCCCTGAAACGTGAGTATTGGTTCACGCCGGAACAGCGTCGCCGCGTACCAGTCCACTATCGAGCCGACATAGTTCTCGTAGAACACCCGGCTCAACCGTTCGTTGTATACGTCCAGCGGCTCGCGGTGCCGCCGCACCAGATACTCGGCGGCGTTGAGACGAAACTGTTCGCCTCCCGCATACAGATCCCTGTAGCGGCGCCACATCGATTTTTTGGCTGAATATTCCGGATGCTCCCGGTCTATATCAAACAATGCCGTGCCTCCTTTCAGACCGGCTCACAAAATCCTCCGGCCTTGCTCTCCGGCCCGCATCTGGGGCCGGCATTCCTGCCACACCAGGTAACCCAGCGCGTCGCTCATGTGCGTCCGGCGCGGGTCTTTCTCTTTGTCAATCACCGTACTGCCCGGTTTGTATGAGACTTGTTCGAAATCCAGGATTAATTCCCGGCATTTGGGATCGACCAGCAGTCGCGTCACTCCCTCTGCATTCCGCAACAGGCCGTTCACCAGACTTACCCGTTCGCGCACCGGCGGATTGCAGCGTGGAACCCGAAAGCTCAACCGCTTGTAGCTACTATTCCGCAAGGCCTGCCGCACCATTGCAAAATCGCTGGCGCCCGTCGTCTGGCGCTGGTATCCCGAAGCATCTCCGTAGATGATCAACCCCGCTTCATGCCGCGGATAGCGTTTCAGGAACTCCTCGCAGATCTCGGCGGTCGTCGCCCGGCTCATCCATATTTCATCCACCACCCGCACTACTCCGTCTTCGATTTGCGCCACCACCGAGCACATCGGATCAACGTTGAAATCGAGTGCCCATCGCAGAGGCAGTCGAGGGTCTATCGCTGCCGGGACTATGTTTTGTGTGCGATCGAAACAACGATAGACCTGCCCCTCTGCGACATTAAGGTATTTTCCGAGCACCTCCTGCTCGAAAAACCTCTCGTCGTAGCTGCGCCGCAGCCGCTCGTAGTAGTCCGGGACTTTTTCCAGCAGATATCGGTTCTCAAACGGTGCTGCAATGGTTACCTCGTAACCTTCAACCGGATTTTCCACAAACTTCCGGTAAACCCAGTCGAATCCCTTCGGCGTCCATACCGCAAAGCCGCACAGCCTCTGTGCCTGCGGGTCTCTCAGTCTTCCTTCCAGACGCAGCCATGCCTCCGGCGAGGTGTAACTTAGCTCGTCCAGTCCGAACCACGCCAGATTCGTGCCCCTCAGCCGTTCATAGTCATCCACCGGCCGAAAGATGATCTTCGACCCCGTGTCGGTGAGAACCAGCACGTTTTCCGCTTTGTGAAACTCGTGCGGAATACGGTTTTGCTGGAGGATTTCAAACAGAGTGCTTTGGGTTGCATCTCGGAGCATAGGATAGGTCGGCGCACCCAACAGTCCCGCCCGTCCGGGATTCAAATAGCTCAACCGTAGCGCCTCCTGGCACAGAGCCTGGCTCTTTCCGCTTCCCACAGGACCTGAGAAGCCTTTAAAACGCGCGGTCGATTCATGAAAACGGCGCTGGGAAGGAAGAGGACAATACGTAATCGTTCTTTCTACGATTCCGGTTCCTGAGTTTCTACCCACCTTACCCTGATCTCCTTTGGCTCTTCCTTCCCCAACTCCTCACGAAGCTGTAACAGCCTTATGAAGTCGCCAACAGTTACCTTGACCTCCCCCTCCTCCAACTTCTCTTTGAACTCACTGATCATTTCCTCGATCAATTCGACTTTCGTCTTCGCCTTCTGCCTGTTCTTTGCTCCTGTATCTGCAACCTTCCCCGCCGGCTTCTTTGTTTTGCCGGTCTCTAATGGGTTGCCCAT